TGCGTCCAGCGTTTTCACGTTTGGCAAGATCAACCAACGACGTTGAAAAAGCACAAGAATTATTGAATTTGGCACTGGACATTTCAGTGGCAACAGGTAAGCCATTGGAAACCGTTACAAATGCGCTTGGAAAAGCCTACGACGGCAACGCAGCCTCACTTGGACGGTTGGGTCTAGGTTTAGACTCCACAATACTTAAAGGCGGCGACACTGACGCAATTTTCCAAACCTTAACCCAAACATTTGGCAATTTTGCTGAAAACGAAGCGCAATCAACCGAAGCACAATTTCGCCGTGTTGGAATTGCCGTTGATGAAGCCAAAGAATCCATTGGTGCTGCATTGCTTCCAGTCGTTGAACGACTTGCAAAATTTCTAATTGAAACCGCCGTTCCAAACTTGAACACTTTTATTGGGGCATTGACTGGCACTGGCAGCCTTACCGAAGCAACCGCAGACGGCACAAAAGGCGCATTTGAATTTGGCGAAATGGTTAGAAAAGTTTTGAAAACCGTTGTTGACTTCAAAGAAGTTTTAATTGCAACCGCAGGAGTCATTGCCGGAATTTTTGTGGTTTCAAAGATTTCCGCAGGTGTGACTGCAACAATCGCTTTGATTAAATCATTAATCATGGCTTACAACGCGTTGAAAGCCTCATCAATTGTGGCTGGCGTTGCGTCTGCATTTGCTCTCAATCCACTTTTGGGCGTGGGCGCGGTTGCTTTAGCCGCGGGCGTTTTATCAGGGGCAAACGCATTGGCTAACAATTCAAATTCAAATGTTGATTTAGGCGACGGCACACGCACACCATTTGGAGACACAATACTGGGTGGCGGTCTTGGAATCTTTGGCGGCGGCGGTGCAAGCGGCGGCGGCGGTGGATTTAGTGGTGGTGGTGGTGGTGGTGGATTTAGCGGCGGCGGCGGCGGCGGTGCAGGTAGTAGTTCACCAACGGGCGCAAAAAACCTTCTTGACCTGGTTGACAGACTTACAGACGTTTCAGAAAATTTGACCGATCTGCAATTTTTGGTTGACACGGGTGGAATCAGTAAAAAACAAGGTCAAAGAGAATTAGACGCTTTGGTTAAAGAATTTAACGTATTAAGCAAACAAGCCGACGCGCTGACGAAAAACACACCAACTTCCACGAATTCAAACAATTTAACGGGTTTCAATCCAAATCAAGGTGGAACGGTGTTCAATGTAACCGTGAACGGTGCAATCGACCCTGAAGGCACTGCCCGCACATTTGTTGACACCGTAAACAATTCATTCTATCGCGGAACAGGTGGCGCGCTTAATTTTGCAGGTTTGCAAGCATGACCGCTTGGAATCCAATTTGGCTTGTTGAAATAGACGGTGTTTCCTACACCAACGCCATTCTTGCCAATTTAAAAATAACAAGCGGACGTCGCAACATTTATGAGCAAGCCCAAGCGGGCTACGTCAACATTGAATTGTTGGACGTAGATCAGGCAATCATTCCCGTCAACATCAATTCAGCAATAGGCGTTTCAATCCAAGACACGTCAGGCACATTTGTCCCAATCTTTGGTGGCAACGTCGTTGACATTGGGCTTGAGGTCAGAGACATAGGCAATGTCATGTTCACTCAAACTTATTCAATCACGGCATTGGGGGCATTGGCGCGGTTGCCTAAAGTTATTTTTACGGACGCATTGCCACGCGATTTTGACGGCGATCAGATTTTTGACGTATTGCAAGAAATCTTGCTTTCCCAGTGGCAAAACGTGCCAGGGGCATTGACTTGGGCAACCTATGACCCAACAGAGACTTGGGCAAATGCTGCCAACACAGGGTTGGGCGAAATTGACCGCCCAGGCAATTATGACCTTGCAGCCCGTGGTGGTGGGTCTGACCCTATTGACGTTTATTCATTGGTGTCAGCCTTGGCAACTTCGGGGCTTGGATACATTTACGAGGACGCACAAGGTCGAATCAGTTACGCCGACAGTACGCACCGCAGCATTTACCTGGCAACAAACGGTTATGTTGATCTTGACGCTAACTACGCCCGCGGCAAAAGTTTGCAAATTCAAACCCGCGTTGGCGACGTTCGCAATGCCATAACAATTCGTTACGGCGCAACTTCAAGCAGTGACGTGTCAGCAAGTGACCCTGATTCAATTGCAACTTATGGTCAACTTTCCCAAATAATTACAACGACCTTGCATGACGCAACTGACGCCAACGCACAAGCCGCGTTTTACCTGGAATTGCGAGCCAACCCGCAGCCTATTTTTAGCCAAATAACGTTTGACTTGACTAACCCTGAAATTCCAAATGTTCAACGTGACCGCCTGATCAACATTTTCATGGGCGAAGCCATTTCTCTGACCAATCTGCCATTGAACATGAACGCGGGAACATTCCAGGGGTTTGTGGAAGGCTGGACGTTTAGCGCGTCATACAACCAACTTTCACTGACTTTGTTGGTTTCCCCACTGGCTTATTCGTTGCAAGCAATGAAGTGGGACGACGTCCCAATAACCGAAAAATGGAACACCGTGTCGCCGACTTTGACGTGGGAATCTGCCACAATAGTGGCGTAGAAAAGGAGAAAAAATGGCAAATCCAACAACCAATTATGGCTGGGTGCTACCTACACCAACGGACTTGGTGACGGACTTACCAGCCGACTTTGACGTGGCATTGCAAGGCGTTGACACCACAACAAAAGCCCTCAACCCTTCAACAACACTTGGTGACATTGAATACAGATCATCAACCGCAAACACAAACACACGACTTGGCATTGGTACGACTGGACAAGTGCTTGCAGTTTCAGGTGGAGTACCCGCATGGACAACACCGTCAAGCGGGGGAATTACTTTAATTACAGAAACCGTTGCAGCCGCCAACACATCTATTAGTTTTAGTTCAATTCCGCAAATTTACAAACAATTATTATTGGTATGGAGTGGAATTTATCACACAGTGGCAGACAGTGAATTTGTTTTGCGATTTAATAATGTAAGCACAAGTTCTTATGCAGAAGGTTACATTGTCGGCGCTGCTTCTGTTACAAGTGGACAAGGTACTAGTGACTCTGTTGGGCGCGCAGCAGCCTTTAGAACTTTTGGAGAAATTACTTCATCGGCTAACCTAAATGGTGGATCAAAAGGATTTTTACTTATTGACAATTACACATCAACGGCAAAATTAAAACCTTATGAATTAGTAGGTTCTTACAGAGAAAGTGGAGTGGGTCGCAACTTTGCTTATTCAGGGTCAGGAACTTTTGATTCAACATCTGCAATTACAAGTTTGGACATTGTGCGAACCTCAGGAACTGGCGCAATGACAAATGTTACAAACACATCTATTAGATTGTATGGGTTATCCTAATGAAAAGTATTATCAATTGTGCAACAGGCGAAACAACAGAACGTGAATTAAATGCTGATGAATTAGCGCAAGCCGCTATTGATGAAGCAAATTCACAAGCGTTAAAAGTCGAAACCCAAGCAAAAGCAACTGCCCGCGCAGCAATTCTTGAACGCTTAGGACTGACCGAACAAGAAGCGGCGTTGCTACTCTCATGACATACCCACAAGGTACAAGCGCACGGTTGATCGAAGTCGCCGCAGCCGAAGTCGGCACCGTTGAGGAAGGCGACAACCTGACCAAATACGGCAAATTCACAAAAGCCGACGGTTTGCCGTGGTGCGGTTCATTTGTCAATTGGTGCGCTGATCAGGCTGGAATCAAAATTCCGTCAATGGTGTCAACCGCCGCTGGCGCACACAAAATGAAAGAAGTTAGCCGTTGGTCAAACATGCCCCAACTAGGTTCATTGGCGTTCATGGATTTTCCACATGACGGCGTTGACCGCATTTCACACATTGGAATTGTTGTTGGACTTATTGACAAAAGCACATGTTTAACAATTGAAGGAAACACAAGTGGAACAGGCGATCAGCGAAACGGCGGCATGGTTATGGTCAAGGTTCGCAGTTACGCGCCAGGAAAAGAAATTGTTGGATTTGGGGTTCCAAAGGTTGTTGCATACAACGGGGACTTTCCAAAAATAGAAATACCTTCGGGAGACAAACCAAAGAAGGGCAAGAAAAAATGAAAGAAGCAAAAGCACTAGCTGCGTCATGGGGTCGTTCATTCATGGCTGCCGCATTGGCGTTATACATGGCAGGGGTTACTGACCCAAAAACTTTAGCAATGGCAGGGGTCGCAGCGGTTGCGCCAGTGATCTTGCGTTGGCTCAATCCAAATGATTTAAGTTTCGGGTCAAAGGGGAAAT